TCTGGTAGTTTAAAACCAAATAATTTAGACATTAATCAAGATTGAACTTATTATTCTACTATTTATACTCCGGTTCCTAACTGAGTTGAACCAGCAGAATCGAGAGAATCAATCCATTGAACTTCCATTGTTACTGAAAATTCTTCAATGGTATCGGAACTATCGTAAGAAAGTGCGATATCAGAGACGTTAGTTGGGAATGCTCCATAGAACCTATACTGCTTGAGAATAGGAACTTTGGCCTGAGTTACAGGTGCAACTCCACCAACTGCTGCTCTTCCGAGTTGCTTGACATACATGTCTTGCTGATAAGCAGTTGGATTTGTAATTCCAGCGTTATCCTCGTTTTTGTTGATGAGATTCATCCATCTCTCAAAAGCAGTTCTGATACCAAAGTCAACATCATTGATGATAGTGATGGTCCATGGATCAAACGTTCTATCACCTGCAACTTTCAGATTTCTACCTCTGAAAGGAATATTGATTGGGGAGATATTAGAAGCAGGAAGGTTTGCTGCTTTGATTAGAAATCTAGTTCTATCACTTAAAGCATCTTTAGTAGTACCTTCGGGGATAGCATCATCGGGGAAGTACAATTCGCACTCAAAGAGATTGGGTCTTGCACCGCCGCCGATCATTCTACCCTTAAAAGCATCAAGGGTTCTGTCCTTGGTATTTGGAGCGTTAAGGTTAGCCATTAAATGTTTCCTCTATGTAAATGAATTAAACGTTACCGACGACTTCTTCAAAACTTACTCCGGTGCGAGTAGCAACGAATGTAAGACCGATGAAGTTGATTGATCTTGCGGGTTTGACGAAGATATCCGCTCTAAACTGATTAGAGTCAACAATGTCAGGAGTATTATTAGTTTCATCGCAAATTACGAGGAACTCATTAATACCTCTCTTTGCCTTAACATCGCGAAGGAATGGTTCAACAATATTAACGAAGTTTGATCTTGTGATTACATCGTTAAACTCGAAGAGTTGATCCTTTGCTGCCCTCTCAATTGAATCCTCAATAGTGAGGAATAGGCGACGGACGTTGATTCTATCAAAAGCAGAAGCGAAAGAAAGTGCAGTCTTATCACCGAAAAGAACAATTCCAGAACCTGGTTGTGCAACTACTGGATTAATTCTCTTAGGATAAATTTGATCTCTTTGTGCTTGTGATGGGTTATATGCAAGTTTCACTGCACCATTAATTGCTCCTCTAGAGGAACCTGCAGGTGAGAACCAAGGGAATTGGTTGATTGAAGTTCTTGCCATCAGACCAGCAATATCTGCATTACATGCAATATAGCGGAATTCATTATTAAATCTATCAAAGGTATACTTGAATCCAGAGTCAAATACTGCATATGAGGATGAAGTGCATCCATCGAAGAATCTAATAATATTGTTTGTCTGCGTATCAGAATCAGAAACATTTACAACATCATCTCTGTGGGGAGAGATGCATGCAATACAATCCTTTCTAATATTCGCAATTTCAATCAATTTATTTGCTTTTGCTTGTGACTCAAAGATTGAGTCTCCACCAGAAGGTCCATTGATTAAGAAGTTGATTGGATACTCTGCAGGATTCTTAAGAACCTCATACGATGTTACGATATCTGCGAGAGTTGCAGCAAAACCACCAGCACTTGTATAGTTTTCACCACCAGTTAGGTTATAAGTTTTACTACCTTCAACAGCAAATGTAGTTTCTTGTGCTTCTCCTCCCCAGTTTCCAACACCAGATGCAGTAAATGCACCAGCAACACCAGCAGTTAATCCACTAGCAACTCCAGTTGAGGCTTTACCTGCATAGACATACTCGGACAAACGAGCAACGCTGTTCTTATAGTAAACTGCTTCAGTTGGTGATAGAACACCGTCTGACGACTTGCTGAGGTATGTAAATTTCTCAACAATGTTTCCAGCAACTCCTGTTACTGCTCCGGTGTCGTCAACTACAACAACGTGAATTTCATCATTCTTTGCACTTCTTTCTGAAGCATACTGTGAAGTTCCTGGTTTTTCAGCAATCGATTTCCAGTATACCTCTGAATTAGTTAATCCAAGAGTTTGCTCATTATACCAATCTTTAGTACTTGCAGTGGTATACGTTGCAATCCCAGCAGCAGAAGCGTCCTTAACGCGAATTTCGTTATCACTAACAGTGGTAGAAGAAGATCTTGTAAATGTAAAGACCGCTCCATCACCAGCAGTACTGATACCAGTAATTGTCTGGTCAACGAATACTGTGCCGACTCCTACAGCAACAACCTTAGTTCCTGTAGGAACGGTTGAATTTCCTCCAGTTACAGTAACTACGTCACCAACTTCAATGTTCTGGTCAATACCAGCTGCAGCAGATGTAGTGTTAATTCCACTTATTGATGCATCAAATGCGGTATCGATGACACCAGCAGTTGTGCCAATACCAGTTGTAGTGGTAGTTGATACTGAAGTTGGAGCGATGAACGCAAGTGAACCACCCTGAGCATATTCTGCAGAAGTTGATGTTCCAGCAGTTGAAACTTTATCAGTGATTTTGACTGAAATTTGACCGTCGCCAACTTCGGTAATGATTCCTCTAATAAAACCATCGTAGGTAGAGGTGCTTCCTGAACCAGCATTTACTCTTCCATCAATTTTCTGGGTGACACCCATTCCGACTGTAACGCCAGCAGTAGCGATACCGGAAATGATTTGGTCTCCAGCACCATCAATAGTACAAACTTTTAACTTGTTTGACCATCTTCCAGGGTTCTTAGCGGCATAATACCAATCTGTTGCGCTGGAAAAATTATTCTCATAGTCTTCATATGATTTAATTTTTACACTTGTTGATGCTATGCTGACTCCAGCATTAGCGTTATTCAAATAAAGTCCTTGTCCTTCATCACTTCTGAGGACTCTTAAGACTCCACCATATGACAGATAAGACGACGCACTCAACCAGTAGTCATACTGTGCGTCTTTTGTATTTGGCTTACCAAAAGTTTTGAGAAGATCTTGTTCGGTTTCAATAAGAATAGGAACATTAACTGGTCCTCTCTCAAAAGGACCTGCAATTGCGCCTACTTGCTCATTTGCAGCATCCACTCTACCGATTGTTAAGTCAACTTCTCTTACCTTGACGCCGGGGGATACTAGGTTAAGCGACATGTTTTTGCCTCGACCGAAGATTCATTTTTACTAAAACTATTTAGAATTCTGAACTCGTAGGGTGGGGAAACAATGCATGAATACCCTACCAATCTGGATATATGTCTTTTATTCTTGGGACTGGACAGTATGGTATGTCTGGTTTATCTTTAATCTTTTTCCTAGATTCAGTTACTCTTTTCTTTGTACACTCCTTACACTCATAAGAATAAGATGATGGATACATGCCCCTGTTTTTTCTAGTCAAATAAAATCCATCAATCAAATCCTTAGTGATATCACAAGTCCTGCACTTTCTTTCTTTAAACAGTAGATGCTCTAATCCAAACTGTTCATCAAAGTTCATTACTGGTATTCCCACATATATGATCTATCACCATATTCATCCGTATGCCACCTATCTCCTTCCGAATCTACAAAACTAGTATCGTCCAATCCATCAGATAAGAATCCAAATGGTGCCATGTCTTGTTCAATCTGATTCTTCTGCTCTTCATATAGTCTCTTACGGACATCCTGGTCAGTAAGTTCTTTGAAGTAATCCTGTTGAACCAACCATGCATAGATTACCAGACACATTGCAAGGTCATCATTACAACCTTCTTCTGCCTCAAATGATCTATTTTTTTGAATGAACGTAGTTAACTCTGATATAATTTCATAGTCATTGAAGATTAACTTATCTTCCTCAATCATTGTCTTGAGGTTTAGTGAACCAACTTGCTTCACAGTCTTACTCATCTTGACACCTAATTGTGTCTTCTTACCAGAAAATCCTTGACCAACAATTTGTCCTGCTCTACCACGCATTGAGCACATCAGTAGATTTTGATACTCAAGATCATAGTTTAAAATTGAAGCAACTTGGTCTCCAACGTCATTTACTTCACAAAGAACAAATGAATTATTATAACTTTTTACTACCTCGTATATAATATTAGGGAATAGCATCGGTTTTATATCATTATTCCGATACTTTGCTACTACCTTATGTGGAAATTCCGTAATATCTACAACAATAAAAGCAGAATAGTCTAGACTGACTCCTCTTGCAACGTCAACAGTGCAGACATAATCTCTACCTTCTCTAGGTTTTTCATAGATATCCAACCCAGCATTCCTGGTCATTGGGTTATCATAAACTAAATTTCTCAATTTGCTTGGTGCAATTAAGGTATCAACAGACCCAAGAAATTCACATTCAAACTCAATTTTGAACTGCTGTTCTGATGTGTTATTGATTGTCTGCTCTTTCCAGACTTCATCTCTTCCGGGCACTTCTGACCAGTGAACATCTGTTGGAATATAATCGTTCTTTTGTTTCTCGGCATCATGCCATAAACGGTAGAAGTGATTCATACCGTGTGGAGTAGATACAATAATTACTTTGGTGTTTTTACCAGAAGTAATAGTAGGATAAACAGATGCAAAGAATGAGTCAGCGATATGATTCGGGACGAACGCAAACTCGTCGAGAAACAAGATGTTAAATGACATACCTCGGACAGCACTTGCAGACGTAGATGCTGCCAATATCTTACTGCCATTTTCCAATTCAATATTACCTTTGTTCCAAGCAATAATGCCCTGCTGCATCCATTTGGGCAAATTCTCATATGCAGTTGCTAATCTACCTAATAATTCTCTAGCAGTTGCTGCTTTGTTTGCCAGAATGCCAATATTAACACTGTCATTAAAAATAAGATAATGTAAAAGATAGGATACACAAGTGGTAGACTTTCCAGTCTGTCTTGGCATCTTGCAAATATTAAATCTGTTTTCGTGGAATCTTTCAATTAACTTTTCTTGAAAGTCATACGGTTTGAATGGTATGAGACCTTCATCGAGACTTACGATTTTTACATACTGCTGTGCAAAATAAACAGGATCATTTTTACATCTTACAAATTCAATGACATTCTCTTCAGTGAATTCTATTGGCGTATTTGCCTTTTTTAGATTCGGATTGCCAAGGTATACATTATCAGCCATGATTTAGATTTTTCCTATAGATTTTTTAATCTCTTGTGTTTTTAAGTATAATTTTGCATAGCACTTTGCTACATTTCTTAAATTATCTACTTGACTTACATTATCAATTTCTTTTGCAATTTTTATATACTCAAAACTTTTATTCAGATTTTCAAGTTTAATTTCGTCTGGGTTCATCTTGTACTCCTGCAAACATAAATGGTAAAGTTGGATCTTTTGGTGATGGGTTGAAATATAGAATAATTGGACCCGGATATACTTTATTTAATTCATTACGTACTTCGTCCTTAGATGGTCTTCCAAATTTATTAAAGAACATCTGAACTTTTAAAGTTCTTCCTCTCCAATTGAATATAATAGTATATGTTCTACCCCTCTCTTGTATTCTCAGATACGTTTCTGATATTTCAGTCCTCCAATGCGAATATTCATTTTCTTCAGATATTGACTTACTTAAATTTCCTACTGTAAACATATCCCACATTTTTGGACCATAACTACACTCTTCTCTATATTCTTTCTTTCCACAGAGTTCACAGAATCTTTCTTCTCCGTAACCCTTTGACTCTTCTACTTTTTTCTTTTCAGGTAGACCCTTATGCTTAGTAGATGCAAAATCTTTTACATCTTTCTTCTTCATAGATGCTGCTGCACTTGCAACTTCGGGTGAAGCATTTTTCATTTCACCTTTTTGTTTGGCACGGACCATACCCATGAATTTTTGTTGTGCTTTAGATACTGATGGCATTACTCTTTCTTGAACCCGTCCTTAAGAAGT